CGAAGTGACCGCAACGGATGTCGCGTCGCCGAGAAACAGGGCTGCGAGATTCTTCGGACTGACATCGTCCGTCTCGAAGTTCGCGGAATAGGTCGTCTGCACCGGCACGTCGCGGTCCTGCACGCGCATCCCGCGGGCCGAACTGAAGTGCTGAACGGATTCGCTCTGCACCCCCAAGTTGAAGGCCGGCGTATTGCCGATCGGCCGAAAGCCGCCCAGCGTCCCATCCGCCTTGCGCTCGGCAAACAGCAGATCGCCGCGGCCGATCGTATAATTTTTGGTTTCTGCGTTCAGTCCCATTGTCGGCTCTCAACCTCCGTTGGCTTACTCACTAATATCGTGAGTTCAGGTTTAAGTAAATGCGTTCGCCCCGTCCTCGGTGAGGCAGAGCCGCACCGGAAGGAAGAACCAGGTCTTCACCGAGACCTCCATGTCGGGAGGACGGATCACTCCCGAGCCGACATAGAGGTCGGTGACGCAAGGCTTCTTAGGTCCGAAGCCCAGAATCGTATTCCACTTGCCCGTTCCGGTTCCCCCGTCCTTGATCGCGTAGAGCTTCGCCTTGACATCGGCGAGCAGGTAGTGCGCCGGATCGGTCGGGTTCGTCGGATCGTCATCGATGAACCCTTGGATGATGAGGTCATAATTCGTTCGCGCGGCATCGCTCTGCTGCGGCGTCGCCTCATCCTCCATCAACTGCTTCGGATCCTCGAGGATCGAAAGCATCGTCTTCGGGTCGTTCTTGCCAAAGGCATTGCGGCCGCGGAACACCGCTTCGGACAGGTCATACTCATAAGGAGCGACCCGACCGATCGTCGCGAGCTCGGCGGTGAGCGCCTCCTGGACGCGCAGGCGGAAGGGAACGGTGATGGTCATGCCTCATCGCCCATAAGGCGCGCCCATTCGGCCGCAGGAATCGTGGCCTGAGCGTACGGGCCTTCCTTGACGTGTTTACAGCGCAACGGGTGATCCTGCATCGGCCCCTTTTGCGGTGCCATATTGCAGTAATTGTTGCAGAACTCATCGCCTGGAGTGCAACGTCCGGGCTCTCCTGCCTGATGGGCAAAAGCGCAAACACGACTGCCCTCATATTCTTTAGGCGCACCGCGAACGCTGACAACTACGTCGCCATCCTCGTTGCGGTTGATCGAAACGTAGGCGGGATAACCGGGATCAGTCGGACCAGTATAAGCGAAGATGTTCTCGGACATCACTGCAGCCTCACGCCCATCAGACGCGTAAATTCCGCTTCAAGCGCGGCCGCCGTCGCCGGCGACATATCGGTCGCGACATCGTCAAACACCTGATCGATGCTCGGCCCGTACAACAGCCACAGGCCGTTCCCGAGCTCGGTTGGCTTGTAGGCGCGCGACGGCCGCTGGCCCTGCGGCAGTCGGATCGCCAAGCCGATGTTGCCCGGACCGCCATCGGTGTTTCCGCTTCGCAGGCGGATGAAGAAGGCCTTGGGCAGGAAGGTCGCGAGACCCGGCTTCACCTGAATCCGCGCACCAGGTTTACCCCCGACGTTTCCACTCGTGGCAAAGCGAGCCAGTGAGGTCGGCCGATGGCGACCGGTGATGATTGCCTCGAGATCACCGCGGGTCGCCTTCTTCGTTACGCCGAGCCGATCTGGGCGATTAAGATACGACGCAGGCAGGTTGACCTGCTCGCGAACCTTGCGAGCGGCGGTCGTGCGCGCGCTGGCGATTACCTTGTTGATCGCACGGACAGCATTCATCTCGATGCTGTCGCCCATTCGCCTGAAATCATCGAGCGACTGAAGGCCCTGCACCACGATGGCATAGGAATCCGTCACGGCGTCGGCAGGCCGGCCGCGTCGGCTGCGGAAAGGCGTGTGGCGGCGATGTCGACCGTATCGCCATACGGATCGAATGCCTCCGCGAGCAAATAGGCTTCTCCATCGGCGACGGACACTTTGGCGCCGCGCGGCGGCAGCCCATCAAGCTCGTCAAGCCAGAAACGGAGATGAATCTGTGAATCGGCAATGTGACCGGTGGACAGGCCCGGAATATCGCCGACGAAATTGGTCTTGTCGTGGACGCGTACATTCACATCGACCGGCGATGCCGTGCCGATAATGAGCAGCGCCGGGCGAGCCGCCTCCTGGTGGATCGCCCGGCGTGCATCTTGCCTCTGCTGTTGGAGGCGAGCGGTCATTTAGCCGACCAGGCCCTCGCCGGCCTTCGCCTTGGCTTCCGCTTCCGCTTCGGCCTTCGCCTTGGCTTCCGCTTCCGCCTCCGCTTCGGCCTTCGCCTTGGCTTCCGCTTCCGCTTCGGCCTTCGCCTTGGCTTCCGCTTCCGCCTCCGCTTCGGCCTTCGCCTTGGCTTCCGCTTCCGCCTCCGCTTCGGCCTTCTTCGCGGCAGAGCCGCGACCGGCCTTCGATCCCTTCTTCTGCGCTTCGTAGACCGCGAGGTCCGCTTCGCTGCAGTCGGTCACCGCGTCCAAGGCGCGCAGTTCAGCGATGTCGAGGCCGAGATCGGCCGGACAAATGATTGTGCCGGGTGCGATCTCGCCGTTGATTTTCTTGGTCGCCACGACGGGCTTGGAATTGTCGCTCATGTTCACCCTCTCAAAAAGGAAGCCCGGCAGGAGCTGAAACCTGCCGGGCAAAGACGTCCTACCGGGCTTAGACCGCCGTCAGCTTGTAGGTTGCGTTCGGGTTGATGGGCACCTGCAGCGGCGCCGACTCGAACGACAAATGCTGAATCTTCACGCGACCGTTCTGGGTCTCGTAGTTCTTCGGGAAGATCGGCAGCGCCTGGTATTGAGCGTCGGGGTCGACGATCATGCCATAGCAACTGTAGCCGTTGATCGTTTCCGGCGTGCCGAGGAACACGATGTCCGACGCGCCAACATAGCGAGTCTGCGTGCCGTCGTCGGCCTCGTAGGTCTCGTTGTTGACATACATCTCGATGCGCTGGCCGCTCGAGCCGCCGAGCGTGATCGAGCCGACCGGATAACGCTTTGAACGATCCCCGGAGACTGCGATATTGCGCTCGAGTTCGATGCCGCCGACCGGACGATACTTGTCGAGACTATCGAGAATCTCCTGATCCTTCGACATCACCGCCCAGACACCGGAACCCATCTCGATCTGGACCGGCAGGCCACCGAACTCGATGTCGTTCATCGTGTCGCAGATGGCCTGAATTTTGTCTTTGATCGACACGCCTGCCTGACCCCAGCGAAGACCGCCCAAAAGGACTTCGGTGTTCCCGGTATCACGCTGAAAGTCGACAGTGACGCTCGTGCCGTCGAGATAGGTGATGATGTTCGTGCCGTCGATAAGCGCGCGGGCGCGCATCCATTCCCAACGACGTTCGATCGCGGCGATTGCCTCTGCGGCCATCTGCGCCTTGAGCAGTTCCATGCGCTGCACCGGCGAGAGCTGGTTGGGATCGAACACCGATTCGCCGAGACCGGGCTGGAAGGTTAGCGGACGCAGCGGATCGACCGTCTCCTCGACGACGACGTTCGCCGGCTTGAAGCGGTATGAGCGCTGCTTGTCGCTGTAGATACCCTTGCCGGCGCCGAGCGGCTTGACGAATGGCGCGAGGCGGCGGCTGCGGATCGGCAGCTTCTCGAAATCGATATACTGATCCGTGGAGAGCATTGTGTTCGGGAAGAACCGAGCGAACGGCATCGGCTCCGGACGGACCTCGCGCATAATGCCGAGCGACTTGCGGGTATCCCACAGGCCGTAGGCGGTAACAGGAGAAGTCATTGCTGAGTTTCCTTCTTCTAGCCGTTAGCGTTAGACGGCGGGTGAGCCGGTCGCCCGGCGGCTGCGGAACTGGAGGTTCGGGTTGCCGACCACCGAGGCGACCTTGAGAGCCAGCGTCGTCCACGAGGCGTCCCACACCAGCGGACTGTCGGCACCAGCGTCGTTGCTGCCAGCATTGAAGTTGCCGGTGAGCAGGACTTCGCCGTAAATCGTGGTGTTGGAGGCACCGGACGCGGCTGCGTGTGCCAGCACGCCGATCGGGCTGATGGTATTCGCCGGCGTCACACCGTCATAGACGGCCGCGACTAGGTTGCCATCGGAATCGAGGCCGACCACCGTGAACTGCGCCAGCGTCGTGCTGCTGGCGAGCAGGATGCGCCGCGGCCCCTGGACCGCAGGCTCAGCGCCAGCGAGCAGGTTGCTGTCAACCAGCTGGTCGAGCGCCTCGAATGAAGCAACGCCGCGGACGTCGTTCTTCAGGTAGGATGCATTGACATCGGTCATTTACTGAATCCCTTCTTTGGTGAGTCCTCGGCTCAGTGAGCCGCGGCGGGACGGGCGGCGAAGCCCTTGATGGCGTATTGCCGAGCGAGTGTGATCGTCGCGTCGGCCGAGGCGAATTCCTCGTCATCCTCGCCGCCGCCAGCGCCGGCTTCGGGGTTCTTGGTTTCGTCCATCGCCCGCACGAAGCCGGTTCCGGTCTCGCCCGCCTTTGGCGACTTGGCGAGGATAGCAACGGCGGCCTCGGCGTCCGTGTCGGTCTCGAGCGCAAGGTGGCTCGCGAGAGCTTCGCGGCCGGTGGCTTCGTCGCTGCCGAGAATTGCAGCGATGCGCGTACGCTCAGCCGTGACGGCCTCGGTGACCGCTGTTGCCTGTGCTTCGGAGGCCGTTGCATTCGCGGCGGCCACCGCGTCGTCGATGTCGGCCTGGGTAAGGGCCGGCTTGTCCTTTTGTTCGGACATTTCCTCATCTCCTGATGGTTCGGACAAATCGGCCGCAAACGCGGCCAGTGCATCGTCGAGCTTGCCGATTTTGTCGGCCAGCCCGTTCGATACGGCTTGGCTGGCGGTGAAGCAGAGCGCCTCAGTGTCCCGCACAGCCTGTTCATCGAGACCCCGATTACGGGCCACGGACGAAACGAAAATTGCGTAGAGCTCGTCGATACGATCCTGAATCCGCGCCTTCACCTCCGGGGGCAGCGGTTCGTACGGATTACCATCGACCTTATGATCGCCAGCATAGATGAAGGTGACCTTCACGCCCTGCTGATCGAGCGCCTTTGAATAATCGACGTGAGCCGTGACAACGCCGATCGAGCCGACGCCGCCAGTGCGACTGACGATGCCCGTCTCGGCCACGGAGAAAATCGCATAGGCCGCCGAATAAGCGGACTCGGCGGCCATCGCCTGCACCGGCTTTGTGCCGCGCTCGCCGTACATCTCGTCGACGAGGTCGAAGCAGCCGGCGACCATGCCGCCGGGACTGTCGATCACGAGCGCGATGCCGCGGACCATCGGGTCCGCCATGCCCCGCTTGAACGCCTCACCGATATATTCGTAACCGGTGGCGAGGCTGAAGAAGGCATACGGAAAGTCGTGCAGCAGCACGCCGCGGATCGGAATCTGCAGCACGCCGTTCTGAACAATGTAGGGTCGCAGCATCGCCTTGAAGCTGCCCGGCTCGCCCCAGAAATTCTCGTCGGCGCGAACCTCGGATTCGGCTCGCTCGAGACGCGGGTCGATCGCCACCGCCTCGAGCAAAGCCTGAAAATGCTTTTCGGCGCCGGGCTGAATGAGCACCGGCTCATTGGCGAAGCGTGCGATGAACGGGTTGGCGGTCATGCTGCTTTCTGATCCTGCTGGTCGCCGCCCTGACTGTTGTCTGCAGCGATGCCCGTCGCCTGGCGGTTCGCCATGCTGACAAACGTGATTCCGAGTTCGTCGGCGAGCTTCTTCTCGCGGGCCATTTGCCGGAAGACCTTGCGCCAATCCTTGCCGAGCCGGGCGAGCTCGTCCTCGCGGGTCGAGATGCCTCCTTCCACTCGGGCAAGCGCCGCTTCCGTTTCCTTGAGCTCGTCGATCTGGCCGCGCGACGCGCCGATCCATTCGCACTTCGTCAGCGCGTCGAACACGCTGTTAAGGCGGCCGTATTTCTGGCCGGGAACCGGAGTGTAGCAGAGCTTGCCGGCCTGCTTCGCCGTGAAGGTCGTCAGCAGGTTCTTGTTGATCGCCTCCTCGAGCCAGAGGCGATAGATCGAGTTGGCGAAGCGATCGGCAATCGCCTTCTTCCGCGCCTGCATGAATTTCCAAGTCTCGGTCATCGCCGCGCGCGCCGAGCTGTAATTGGTCTTGGTGTAGTCGCGGCTCAGCTGCTCGTACGACACGCCGAGCGTAGCCGCGATGTACCGCAGCAAGGATTCCTCGAACGCTGTGCCCGAGGTCGAGTTAGCGCCCGGAGAAAGCAGTTCCAGTTTCGTGCCCGGATAAAGGTGCGGAACGCGCACCCCGTCGATGGTGAGACCTTTGGCCTTGCCTGCATATTTGTTGATCGAACCAAGATAGCCCGTGGCGAAATTGGTCATCGCCTCTTGGACCGCCTCAGCCGTCAGTTCGCCGCCGCCGAGCTGCGCGAACAGCGTCTCGCTCGGAAGTTCGGATGTGATCGTCGCGGCATAGAGAGCCTGCGTGACTGCGTGCTGCAGATTGATGTCCCGCAGCGAATGGCCCATCCGCATCTCGCGCAGCGCCGCCGCCATCTCCGGCACGCCGCGCGTCTGATCGACGCGGATTTGCTCCTTGAGATGAATGACCTGCAGCCGCCCCCACGGCTTGCGCAGCGGGACTTCCACCCATTTTGGCAGCTGCATCAAGTAGTTGACGTCGTTCGGATGCTGCGTCTGAATCTGATAGGCGATCGGCGCGCCGCGGGAATCTAGCCGCACGCCGGCCCGCACCTGCGGATCCATCCTCGACATCGGGTCGGTCGACAGCCGGTCGAGATCAATCATCTGGATGCAGGTGCTGTAATCGCTCGCGTTCGCCACATCCCATTCGGCCGTCGCCAGCGTTTCGCCGGCGGCTAGGTGAACGCCGATGGCGAGGCGCACGAGCCCGGTGAAATTGTTCGTCCGGGACGCGTCGACCCAGTTGTCGGGGGAATCCGCCCACAGTTCCCAGAGGGTTTCGGCCTCCTCTTGGAATTCCGATTCCCAGACATCGTCCTGCTTGCCGAAGATCACTCGGGAGATCGGGCGCGAGTTGAGCAGGAACTGCGCGCCGACGATATTGTCTTTGTGAAGCGTCGCGCCGCCCTGAACATAGGCGTCGTTCCGAATGACATCGCGAGCGCGCGCGTCGAGCGTCGGCTTATCGGGGAACAGGTCGGCATCGGCCGACCGCAGCGGCGGCGCCCACAGGCCGAAGTCCTGATTCCACCGGTCCGCCCCGTCGAACGCCCCTTGAGCATTCGGGTCGAGCGGACGCACGATAATATCGCCGCCCGGCGTCGGGAGGGGTGCGACCGCACCGGGCGGCGCCGATGGGGCCGACGGGCCGCCGATCAGAGCGTCAATATCAGTCATCGGAACATCGGCCGCATCGGGCCGAGGTCGGTCGCAAGACCGAGCTGGCGCTTCAAATCCTGGATGTAGGCAGCGAGCGCGCCGCGGTTCGCCTGGTTGTAGCTCACCTGCTCGCCGTTCGAGTCATGAAACTGCACGAGTGCCTTGCCAATGACGAGGTCATGGTAGGCTGTTTCAGCTTCATCGAGCCGTTCCTGAAGAGTCGCCATCCCTCGCCCGCGCGGTTGCGTTCAGCGGTATATGACACTCGTAAAGGGGCGAATCAATAAAGTGTTGACCAGCACAACCGGCGCGTGTAATTGAGCGGGTAGGTCATGGCACTGCTGGATGATCGGGCAACCGAGCCAGCTAGGTCGACGCGGTACACCGGCTTCGGTCG